CAGAGATTTCTAAAGAAATGGAAACAAAATTTAGTATGATGAATTTTGATTATGATTTCTCTGAATTTGATAAACAAATAGAAGATGCTATAATAAATGAACCTGTTTATGAAAAATTAAAAAACTCACTAAACAACCCTTCGGCACAAACAACTATATTAACAGCAAGAACAATTGGTCACCCAGTTACAAAATTTCTTAATAAAATCGGTTTAGACGCCTATGTTGTTCCTTTAGGATTACAAGTAGGAGGAAAAAGAGTAACAGGCCAAGATAAAGCGGATTGGATAGAGAAAAAAATCAAAACCAAAAAAACAATTAAAAGAGTATATTTTATAGATGACTCAGCTGAAAATAGAAAAGCAGTTTATACTTTAAGAGATAATAATCCCGAATTAGAATTTAAAATTGAAACACCCCCTCCATTAGATGAAATGATGGGTATGATGAACAAACAAGAAAAAGCCAAACATGCTAAAAACATGAAACGCTTAAGTAAGGATATGTCTAATATGAAAGGAAATAACTATGGGGGAGGAGGTCATAAAGTACCTGATTATGTAAAAGGTACACTTACAAGAAAGTTATATGAAATGAAGGATTTTGAATTAAAATACTGGGCCTTATATGCAGATTTAGTTAAAAAATTAGATGCTCCAGATGCAGAAGAAACATACGCAAGATTAAGACCCGAATTAACAGGTGAAAAACAAGACGCTTTAGATTATTTTTACAACACATATTTTAAAGAAGACTCACCAGAAAACTTAGAAATGACAGAAATAGCATTATTCTCCCAAAATTGGTGGAAAGAACAACTAACAGAAGTTATAACAGAAACAAAAGCAAACACACATTTAACACACCTTGAAGAATTAGTATTAACTCAAGGACAGGATGGTTATAATCAAGCAAGATCTTTTTTATTTGAATTAATTAAAAATTTAAAGGGAGAAAGTAATAACATAAAAAATGTTTCTGTAAAGTGGGATGGTGCTCCTGCAGTATGGGCAGGTATTAATCCTGAAAACGGAAAGTTTTTTGTAGGTACTAAGTCAATATTTAATAAAAAAACCCCAAAAATCAATTATACCCCCCAAGACATAGACCAAAACCACGGCCATGCAGGAGGTTTAGTTAAAAAATTAAAATTAGCATTACAATATTTACCTGCATTAGGGATAAAAGGCATATTACAAGGTGATTTTATGTTTGACAGTGATGATGTTCAAACAGACGATATAGATGGAGTTTCACATTATACTTTTAAACCAAATACAATTAGATATGCTATTGAAGCAAATTCTGAAGCGGGTAAAAAAATACTAAATGCTAAAGTAGGAGTTATTTGGCATACAACTTATCAAGATTTAAGTTCTGAAAGTGGGGCATCATTCGGGGCGGATGTAAGCGGGTTAAGTCAAACCCCTAATGTTTGGTTTGATGATGCTTATTTTAAAGATGATACTGGTGTTTTATTAAGTAGTGAAGAAGAATCATTTGTATTAGAAAAAATCAAAGAAGCAGATTCAATTAAGGTAAATTATGAAAATTTACCATTAAAAAACCTAAATACTTACATTAATAGTGAAATAAGACAAGGTGAATTCTTAGATAATGCTTCAACATCTTTTGAAAAATTTAAAAAATGGTACCAACAAGCAGTTGATAAAAGTATTGAAAAAGTTAAACGACCAGAAACTAAAGAAAAGAAAAGATCAGCTGGTGAAGAAAAACTTAAAGAATTTGAATCCCAAAAACAAGATATACTCAATCTATTCAGAATAAGTAAGTCACTCTCTGAGGCAAAGTCTATATTTATAACCAAATATGATAAAGCTGTAGCTACTAAACACTTTATCGACAACGGAGATGGTACTTTACGTGTGACTAAAGCAGAGGGATTTGTAGCGGTTGACCACACAGAAAATGGTATTAAATTAGTTGACAGATTAGAATTTAGTAGAAATAATTTTAACGCAGGAAAACCAGGAGCATAATGAAAAGTAAAGGATTAGGAGATACAATAGAAAAATTCTTCAGTTTTGTAGGAATTAAAAAATTAGTAACATGGATAAATGGCGACAGAGATTGTGGTTGTGGTCCTAGAAAAGAATATTTAAACAAATTATTACCATATAAAAAATAATATGAAAAAATTTAATTACATAAAATGGATAACAGAATCTAAACACGGCAAATCCTTAAACGAGGCTTTTGATGCAAATAAAATAAAAGATGATTTAAAAAATCTTACAACACAGAAAGATTTACCGGGGTTTGGTCCCACAACTATGGTAGATGATAATGTAAGATCAACTTTAGTAGGAATAACCTTACCTTCATTAGAAAAAACAAATGCTCCAGAAGAATTAGTAAAAAATCTAAAAATATTATCAAATGATTTTGACACTAAAGATGGTGTACCTTATTCAAGACAACCTGAAGAAGTCCAAAACGCTATAAAATATTTAACTGGGGATGAAGCTCAAGAATCAGTAGACCAAATTGGGGATATAGAAGGAGGCCACGCATCTGCATTAAAAAAAGGAGCTGACACATTAGGTGGCTCTACAGAAAAAATATATACAGCAACAGCTTTTCCTGATGGTTTAAAAGATAGTGATTGGTATAAAAAAGCAGTAGAAGATGGGTGGAAATTTATACCTAAAAATAGTTTAACTTCAGATCAAGAAAAAATAGCAAAATCTCTTCCAACAAAAAGTGATGGAACCCCTTTAGAAGAGGAATTAAGAAAAATAATTAGAGAGCAAATCAAAAATGAAATGTATAGTGAAGTAGATTCAGAACCTGATTATGAATGGGAAAAAGGTTCAAAAGCAGGCCCTGGTAACCCAGCATACGATGCAGCTAGAGAAAAAGCAAAACAAGATACAAGATTTACAATTGATGGAAAACCAGTAGATACAAGTTCAATTGAAATGAGTGGTATGCGACCAGAATGGGGCCCAGATGATGGGAGTACTGATGCTTATATAGAGTATGCAACATTTATAGATGGAACAGAATTATCTGATGACCAAATAGAAAGATTTCAAGACGAACATCCTGATTTAACTCATGAAAAAGCAATCGAACAAATGTATCAACAAGAAGGAGAAAATGATAAAAAAGATTGGACTCCTGAAGACCATGAGGAAGAAGAAGAATGGCAAAAACACTTTAAATTAGAAGAATTAGCTACTAAATTAGGATATTTAAAAGAAGGAGTTAGTAAACATTTGCAAATGTATTCATTATTAAATGATTTAAGAGACGAAGGCCATTTACATAGATATGGTGTTGCTCAATTACAATTGCAATTTGGTTTAAGTGAAAAAGAAGCACAAGAAATATATAATGAATATATAGAAGATCTTAAAGCAGAACAACCAGACGCAGCTGATTTTTATTTGAAAACTTTAAATAAAAATGACTAAACTTAAAAAAATAGCAGAGGGTTTTGGATATATTGATCTACACACAGATGAGGGATTATATATGGAATCAAAATCAAGTTTAGAAGACTTAAAATCATACCCTTTCCCTATAGGAGCAGAAATAACAGTTCCTGCTTTAGGATCTGCTAAATTTGCAAATAATATTGAAACAAGAGAAAAAACAAAAGACCCAAACACACAATTTGGGATAGATTATTATTTAAATGAATTTGAAAAAGAATATGGACCTACAGAATTTGAAGTATCAGAAGAATTTGGTAGATATACAATAACCCCTATTAATAACCCTAAATTTGATGCTGCTTACGAAAGAGATAGACAAAAACAAATAGATAGGAGAGAAAAGGGCCCAGGATGGCAAAGAAGTGATAATATGGGGAATAAAACCGATAAATGGAGTTAAAATAAAGTTATGTTAAAAAAAGAATTTAAGAAAAAAGATGTAAGTAGAATGCGCAACCTAATAAAAGGTAAAACAGGGGCATCTATAGGTACACAAATTGGATATAATACAAAAACAGAAGACCATAAAGAAGGTGATGTTTGGACGGAAAATAAAAAAACATGGACAATAAAAAATGGCATTAAACAAACAGTATCTAAATTAGATAAAATAAAAAAAGAGGTATTTATGCCCTTAAGTTGTCCTTGTTGTAACAAAATAATGAAAAAACGTTTAGATAAACCAAATTATAAA